ACCGTACATATCCCCAGACCGACGCAGAAGCGGCTATAAGGCTCCCCCCTCCTACCCACACGGGAACCCAGGGAACCGAGAAAAACCGCGTAATAACCGCTACGAGAACGCCTAGAACTAGTATTACTAATAGCTCCCCCGCTACCGCCCAATCGGGTCGAACGGGGGCGGTTCCTTGAATTAACGTCTCAAATAAAGCCGCCTGAATACGATGAGGATGCATTAACCCAATAGGAGTAGGAACCATAGGACTAATACCTGCCGCAGTCACTCCTACAAAAACAATACGCCCTTCTACAGGAGCTTCAAATGTGGTGTTCCAATCAATCCACACCCTACCTACGCTATCTGTTTCAATCGTATTGAAGCTAGGAACCCGTACCGCTTGTACCCCCGCTTCACTAGCTTTCACCTGATAACTAGGATCTCCTGCTAACCCCCTTAGTACATCCAATCCAAGAGCGGGGTACAGTTCTTCCCCTACTCGAAGCAACATAGGAACTCTGCGCACTAATCCATCTACCTCGGGACTAGAATTTACAATCCCTGTACCGACAGCCGCCTCTTGTAAGATTGAAACATTGGGCAAGATCCCAGGATAGCGGAGTACTTTATCTTTGACAGGTCCCATCATGGCGACCCCTGTATGCCAGCCCTGTTGTCGTTCTTCTTGAATAGCTACCGCAGAAAGGAACGTAGGTAACCCAGCCATACTATTTGCGAACTCAGCGTCTCCGTCAAAACGGTCAGGTTCTGGAAAAAGAACCGTATATACCACCGCCGAAGCCCCTTGTTCCAACAGCTGTTGATTTAACTGGGCAAGGTCTTGCCGTGGCCAAGGCCACTGGCCCTGCTTCTTTAACGCTTCTTCGTCAATATCATAAATAGCTAGGTAGTCACTAGGTTTAGCGTCTTTTAGAGAAAAAAGTGTATCAAAATACTTTAAGCGTAGCGTTTCTATTGGCCAAGGGTCCCATATTCGAAGAAAAAGGAGACCGACGACTAAAGCTAAAGTTAAACGCATTAGTCTTGCTGAGTAATACTAATTGTCTTGTTGCAGTTGCTCGTGCAATTAAACGTGGCACTGTACGACTTGTTGGTCGCGCCTTTCTGTACCACGGTGACATCATAGTCACTAGTATAAAACCGCATTAGCGAGGTGTGCGCTCCATTGCCTTGTTGGGTTAACGTCACCTCTCCATCATCTGCATTGCTGTACCAGAATATATCCGCGTCTTTGTTACCAGAGCCTTTCTGTATCAAGCGTGTTGAGGCGTTATCTGCGCTGTAGTTATAGACATACGCATTATGGTCGCCCGTTCCTTCTTGCGTGATCCAAATATCTGAATCATCCGCAAAGGAAATAATCTTTCCGTATTGGCTCTCCCCGTCCTGCTCAATTTTGTAGACATTGTCATCCCCGGAACCCAGTATCCACGCTTGATGGTCATTGCCTGTTTGGATAATCGTAGAGGTATTATCGTCTTCATCCATGTCGATCACGGAATAGTTTGAGTTACCGTTCACTGTCGTGATCCACGATTGGCCGTCATGATTAGACCAAACGGACTGCACGTACGCCTGATTCGAGTCACCCGTCACGTTCACCGTTATGGTCGCATTGTCGCAGGTATGGTTCTGAACGAGTGTGTTGTCAAAGCTACCCAATCCACAGTAGATACCCGTGGTATTACTGGTTCCCACTTGTTTTGTCGTAATAGTCGCTCCGGTCCCTTGAGCCTTTAGCGTGATGACGTTATCGCCTGCAAAACTATGGAGACTGAAAAATAATAATGGAATTATCGCCCACACCATTCACCTCCACATCCATAATCGTTTCTACACTATTGATCCGCAAGGACGTTGATTTGTACTTATCAATCGCGATATCAAACGTGTTCGTTCCTTGGTGCACAAAGAATAAGTGCTCCCCTTCAATGAACGTGTACGTTTGAAGTACCGGATCAAACCCCGGCAAAATACCCGCGATTTCTATTCCGTCCATTTCGTTGACTACTTCTGTCTTTTTCTTTGAGCTGGTTTCCATCACCGCCAAGAGGTCTACCAAGAAATCAAACGACAACAAATCGATATCCAACCGCGTAATCTCTTCTTCCTCTTCTAAAAAGTCCTTATCCAAATCTGGTGCGTCTTCAAAGAAGTCTCGGTCCAGATCTGAAGAGGTTTCCCCTTGCTGTTCCGCTTCTGCTTCCACAATAGCGGGAGGTTTATTGACAATCAGCATGTTGTCGATCAAATCCAAGCTGATATTTCCCAGCACTACTGCCTTGGTGGGGCGCGACTCAAACGTACTTACCATAGTCGCTTGGAACGGTTGGTCGAGTATTTCCGTACCGGACCAAGTCGTTACCGATATAGCCCCAGATGAGTTGCCACTCGCATCAGGTAGTAAAATAATCAGGCTACGCCCTAGCTCATCAACGGTTGTCGTGAAATCTGTACCACGTATACCAATGGTTGCACTGGGCGTCTTAATGAAAATGTTTTCTTTCTTGATTCCAGACAGCCGACCCGTAATAAATCGGGCAGTTCCGGAGGCCATATTGAGAGCCAGTTTTGATTTATTGGGGTCCGGGTCATATACGAAATCATCGATGACAAGTTTCGAATGCTCCGTTAAACGAACCACCGAAGAATCTAAAAACTCAATAGCGATGCGACCATTTCCGGTACGAACGTCGTCGTAAGAGGAAATTCCTAGAGCCAGCTCTGCCAGCAACTTATCATCAGAACCCTGTCGAATGACCTCCCCGTTTCCACGTAACTCCGAGATGGCCCCCACATCAACGGCATTAGCCCATCCTGCGAGAATCAGCAGCCAGAAGCGCATTGGTCAATATTAATACTACTGTCGGTTCCACCACTAGATTGTAGTAATAAATTCGCTACGTTACTACTCGCCGTATCCGTTTGATCAATATCAATATTCATGTTGGAACCCGCGTAGGTCATAGCTATCGTGTGCTCTTTACCCGACTGCGTAACATCGATGTCGTTACTGGCTCCGGTAACCGTGGCGGTGAAGTTCTTTTTATCCCCCGACTGGGTGATCGTCACCTCGTTGGAGTTCCCAGTTAATGTGCCGGTGATATTGGAATCCGCTGATCCCGCTTGTGTGGTATCCACATCACTACTGTTTCCTGCAACCGTCCAGTTGTTCACACAGCCAACCACATTACATTTCACGTTCATGTTGTTGGATGTTCCATCGATATCGAAATCCTGATTACCACTGGTCGCCGTTGCCGCATCACCTTGTGTGAATACCAAAACGTTACTACCGCCTAATGCGTCGTAATCGAAATCCGATTGTGCTACATCGCCCGTACCACCCACCGTAAAGGTAGCTGTGTTAGAATCACCTTCAGCTTTATAAGTCCAACTACTGCTTCCAGCCTGCAAGATGCTTGCCGCAATGGTGTTGGTATCACCAAGCTGATCTATATCTACCGTCATACTTGCGCCACTAATAATGGCTCGTGCTTGTGACGTACCTATTTTGTTAGTAGCACCGATCTGGTCTATAGTGAGTGTTAACCCAGTTCCTGTCTGTGTTAAATAGATGTCATTATTGCCTGCAAACGACATGAAAGGAACGCATAGTATAAATATACTAAGAAGCCTCTTCATCGCTGTCCTCCAATGTTGTATAGTCGAAGTCCCAAACTTGTTGTTCAAGTCCTTTAATGACAAGCCCATACACTGCCGCTTCTATGGCGGCTCGTACTGCGTGATTGACCGCTTCATTTTCTGTGCTGCCGCTCTCTGCTTCGACTAATTGGGTTCCTAATTCATAAAAACGGAAAAAATCCGTACCTCCCCCTGTAGATAGTATCGTTTTAGTAGCCGTTGCATTGAGTAAAACCTCTCCCGTTTGCACGAGGACTGCTCGCAATACGACTGTTACTTTATCTTCTCGATATTGGTGGCGCATCCCAATACCGAGTGTTCTTGCTCCAGAACCTCCAGTTCTTAGATTGGTATCATAGCCTATGATTCCTCCTTCAATAATAAGACCTGCATATAGCAAAGGCTTTAGTTGATTTGCTCCCTCACCTTCATACATATCACGGGTATTCTTAATCAGTTGACGTTCACGGGTTAAACCGTCTAATCCCGCACGTTCCACCACCGCAAACCAATTGCCACGCCCCGCGTCTCGTAACGCTTCGATAAGAATATCAACACCACCCTGCGTCACGGCTGTACTAAACGATGCAATATTATCTAAGGCTTTCCGCTGTCCTGTTTTGTCCTGAAATTCGTACACTGCAATGACGGCTTTAGTCAAAGGGGGTGGTAAATTTAGTAATTGGTGGGCCGCGCTAGGTACGATTTCTGGTCCTTGCCGTTCAAATTCTAAGCTGCGCTGGACTCCTGTGAACGCAGTGCACCCACCAAGAAACAGAAGACATAGCAATAGTAAGTCACGAGTCATCGCACTCGGCCCAGCAACCGCCAAAGTTGCCTACGGGAATCACAATTTCTGTCGTAGAAATCATGACGCCATCAAACCATTCTTCGATAGTGAGTGTGATTGTTGTTCCATCATTCACCCATCTCAGGATGTTTCCCTCTAAATTTATCTCTCCTGTAATGGGGTTCTCAGAGGTTGGAATACCGTCGTAATTAAACAACGACTCCGAAAGATCCTTTGCTAACGTGGAGTAAATCCGAGACTCTAAGTTTCGAATAAACTTAGACAGTACGGTGTTGTCTGCCTCTCGTTCTGCCTCATCCAGCTTCTCTTGAATCTCACTCGCTAGATCGTCGGCCCGTGTGCGCTCTTGCTCATCGATAGTCAAGTAGTGCGCGGATTGATTAATGCCATTAAAACTGGGGCTATTGAAGCGATGGACTAACTCGGAGGCCATCACCGGCAATACCAGAAACAGCAGGCTAATCTTTACGCTGGTCATCCCGATCTGCTTTGGCTACTTTTTCTATATCAATTAGATTCGGTACACCCAGCAACGTTTTGAGCAAGACATCTTGCCGTATAGTTTGATTGTCCACAGCGCGTACCCTATCGATAAGAGAAATGATAATTCCATGCTGAGTTTCCAGTTGGGACATGAGCCTCTGCTCCATATTGTCCATCTTTGTATTAATACTGTCGTCTATCGCATCAATTTTTTGTTCAATAGTCCCCATTATCTTAGAAAGAAGCTGCCACAGAAGCCAGCCTAATCCTAAAAGACCCGCTACGGGTACACCCACCTCATTGATAATAGTAACAAAATCATTCATTACTCAAAGAAGCTATACCCTGATTTATTATAAATCAGAGCTTCCTTCCGGTTCTCTTCTTCCGAGACATAGGAGACATGAACCCATCCGCTATTAGGGTCCACTCCATCATAAAACTCTAAAATTAACTGGTCATAATCAAGATTTTCTTTAATCCAACGGGCTAAACTTTCATTAGATATGGTAGAAATTTCAAAATCAATAGCCTGACCCTTACAATGCTGAGACTTCGCGCTGCTTCCAATAGCCTCATTCAATTCTAAACATCGAAAGCCACTATTCGGAGCAAAAGGCTTATCAAAAAACACTCGAACAGGTTCTAACACGTTTTCAGTCACCTGTTTTAAGCATTCTAATTCATCTTCATTAGGAAGATTTTCAATACCCAACCGTTCAGCAGTTTGAGACTTACACAGCTCACCTAACGTAAAATGATCACTTATCCTAGTCGTTTTATCCATATCAGAGAATTGCAACCTCGATTGATCCAGCGGTGGTGATTTGAAGGGTTCCAACGGCTCCTGTGCCGCTGACTCCTGCGGAATTGGGAGTGGAAATATTTTCCCAACGATCTGTTTCCCAAACTTGAAGAACGCCTTCATCCAAATTCCAAATAAGGTCTCCATTATTAAACTTTATCTCATCTCTCGTAGAAACAATAAAAGCTGGAGTAGCGTTCGTATCATAAGACCCTAAATTCAGTTCTAATACTCGAATAAGTTTATTGAATATGTCACTGCGAACTTGCGGATCTGTTGCTAAAGGTAATCTGGTTTCTAAAAGACGACCCACTATCGTCTTCCAGCTGGCTGTATGTCCAATCGAGTTCCACCAATTCGAAAAGATACACCGAGACGCGCTTCAGAAGAGGCATCATCATCAGATTCGAAACGAACTACTGCTTGTCTTGCACGAGCACGAAGATCTACTTTATTCGTAGCGGCTGTTATAGAAGTAGTGCTATTTGTAGATAAAGTCTCTGCAGGGTAATTTCGGGTTTTTAATACGACATTTAAAACTTGGTCAGAACCACCGTTTCCCGTGAACTTCACATCAGGAATCATGCGTCGGATAAATTGAACGTCTTCACCTTCTCCAATATCGAAATCTCCTGACTCAATATACACATTGTCCATAGGGGAACCATCATTATCGTTTCCTGATTCTTGTGCGTATATATAATGAGTAGAACCATCAAGCCCCGCCGCTCGTGGATAAGACACAATTCCTTCATCTAACCATGCGGTACGACTCAATTCACCTATCGACCATGTTTGCTCCACATAGTTATAGGTTACATATTTATTAATTACAGTTTCCGAACCAGAACAATAGAACCACCCAACCTCATCAAATTGTTTATTAAGAAATGCAAAAAATTGAAATGCCTGACCTTCATTTAAATTATCAAACACGTAACTATGTACACTTGAAGGCAGAGGAGAAACAGAACCATTGTATTGATAAAACCCTTTTCGGTCCATCCAAAAAATACCTGAAGGAGTATTAATACACGCATTAGGACCCATTAAACTAATCCCTTCATTCAAGAGATTTAAGCTGAATGTATAGGGAGGACCTACAAACTGCATACTATATAAAGCAGTGTCCGTCCAGATTAACGTTTCCTGTCTTGCGCGTATCCCACCTATAATTTCAGAACCAGCAGAACAACGCATTGAACCCGCTGTGTTTGTATTCTTAGGTTCCCATTCGGCTGGGTTTTCTTGATCAGACCAAGCAATAAGTAATGGATCAAGAACATCGCTTCGTTGATTAATGGACGCATCAATTGGATCCGCTCCTAAAACAATCGCGTGACGATCTATATCAGAAACAAGAACCTGTAATCCTCGCGTGGGACAGAGGTTTGCTCCTGGTAAATCCGCAAGAGCCTTCCCACGAACATTAACGGTATCACTATTATCCCAATAATAAACACCCCCTGCCCGAGGACAAGCAATTAAATCTTCTCCAAAATTATCTAAAGACCATAATCGAAGCTGGTTTTTGTCCGTTAAAGAGCTACTAGAACCCCATGTTCCTGCTCCCCATGTATCAGAACTCCAACCAGTGCTTGAAACATAAACATCTAACCCCGAACTAATTTGATAAGCGCCAACAACACTCGAGCCTCCGTTTCCAGAGTCGCTACTGTTTGCAGTGACAGTATCTCCGCTTGTGTCTTTAGCCGTAAAGGTAAATGTATTAGCAGTTGGAACACTAGCTATTTGATATTCTTGATTAAGTACCGCAGCAAGCACAGTACCCCCTAAACTAGCTGCCCCAGAAAAAGTTACAAAATCTCCTTCCGAGGCTCCATGTGCTGTGTCTGTAGCAGTGATAGTTGAAGACCCGTTACTAGCTGAAAATGTAACATCGCCTGCAGAAGTCGTGGCTCGTATAGGTGTGACATCATAAAAAACATCACCCTCTTGAACGTACAGCTTATAGCGAGTTCCTAATCCAAGAAGTTTGGTGCCACTGACTGTAACCCAAGCATGAAGAAGCCTTCCGGTTCCTAAGTAAGTGTTACTGGTGTCTTTTTCCCACCCACCAATTTTCTCGGGGAACCCTTTTCGAAACCGAACTAAGTTTCCATCAAACCAGCCACCTTCAGCTGTGTAAGCGGTTCCTTCTCGATTAATTCCTGGGTTTAATAGAAATTTTTGAAGAGGCACGATATCCCTCTAAACTATGTTAGTTACCCTACGTACTTAGCCAGTAAAACAGTTCCAACAATAAACGGATAGACAGCCCAAAGCATTGTCTCTAACTTGTCAAAACGCTTCGCGCCAGCAGCAAGTCTTTGTTCGATATTCTCATACCGAATCGCACATTCCTTTTCGTGCGACTCTAAAGCTGATCCTCTATTTTCCATTTTGTTGGTTACTTGGCTTTTCCTTCGCTTTGCCGATATTAAGCGCCAAAGTTTCAATGATTTTATATAACTTACCAATCAACACATCGTCTTTAGGCGTTGGTGTTAGACTGCAGACAATACTCGCTATAGCTATTACGGCCACAGCCCCTTGTACGATACTCACAATTAAATCCATTGATCCTCCTCTTATTTCAGGCTTGTTCAGATTGGGCTTCTTCTACCTGCATTAAAACCACGCATTGCTGAAAGGCCAGTTGCGCTGTTTCTAATTTTTCGGCAATCTCTGCAATTTGAGCTTGGTATACCGAGATCTCTTGGTTTAGCCGTGCTTGTTTATTCTGCAACCTCTGTATATTGTGCGGCAGTTCAACGACCTCCGTTTCCTGTGCCTCTTCCGCTAGAACGTCTTCTTCTTTAGTGAGGTTCTCTAGTGCTTCTTCCGCCATTGTCTGTGCTCCAAACATTAAAATTTGCGGCAACGGTACGCCGCTCTCCTTCACCCTCGAAAGGATACACCATGTGTTGCAACCAGGAAGGGAACATCAAAAACTTCCCTATCTCCGGCTTAATTACAAAACTCTGCGGTGGCCGCAATCGCTCCACATCAATCACCGAATTCATTCCGTACTGAAATGCCAAACACCCGTCACTATTCCCACTAGCATTGTACAGGCTGTATTCAGGACTGCTCGCAGTTGGCTGATCCAGAATCTGCTGTGGCACTTTCGTCCATGACGTGCAGGACAAACCCATAATCGTCTTTGTGCCATGATCGTGAATCGGATTGTAGTCGCCCGCGTAGCTGTGGACTGACCACAGTTCATCCACTTCAACATGGCGATGATTTATCGGATTGCCTGTCGAGGCAAACCCTTTCAAATACTCCACCGCCAACGTACCACTCATGCGAACAAAGTCTTCAAGCCGTGAATCGTGATGATCCATTGTCAGTTGCTCGCCGTGACCAATCTGTCCCACGAGTGTTCCCGCATGGGAATGGCGATCTTCCTCCTCCAACAGGTCATCCAGATAGTGGTTCAGACCAGACACCATCTCGTCGGGCATCTGCGCTTCCAGCAACAGTACCGAAGGAACCGTATGTATATGAAACTCTTGTTCCACTACTACGACGGGATCGAAAAGCTGTCGTCTGCTACTGGGTCCGTCACTGGATTAGTAATCACCGAATCCACTTGGCTGGCAAAGACATTATCCCAATGCGCGATAGGCATCAGCCCTTCAATCTCTGATTTAGTCCAACTGCCTTTGGCTTTCTTCGCAAAGTTCACAGTTCCATCCGGGGCTGTAGCTTCTGCCGTGGTACTGAAAGTAGATGTATAATACGTTGCATCACCTTCTGAGTCGTTCTCGTAGGTAGCGGAAAGCTCCCATCGCTCGACCTTGCTCGACTTGCTGTATGGCACAGCCTTTAAGGTTTTTTTCACTGCCATTCTTATTCTCCTTTGAGTTTCGTTATTTCTGCGGATAGTTCTTGTACGGCTTTAACTAATATGGGTACGAACTTACTGTACTGTAATCCGTATTGTTTCCCGTCACCTGACAAAGATACAGTGAGATTTGTTTTATTATCAGTGCTGTATCCAGCAGCTTTTTCAAGTGCTTCAACTTCTTGAGCCTTAAAGCCTATATCCAGCCAATCTTCCTTGTGGGTTCCATCGTGGGTAATAGCGTTAAGGTCATAATCATCAGCAGTCTTATCACCATACTTTGAACGCTTGTCCCATTTGTAAGTGACAGGCTTTAACTCATTTATAAACGCTAGTCCAAGGTCTAAGTCTGTAAAGTCTGTTTTGTCTCGCGCATCAGAAGCAACTGTCCAATCTGTTTGAATATTACAAGCAGACATATTTTCATCGCCAAGACACATGACATTACTTACAGTGGTAAAATTACCGCCTGGACTTCCTGTAAGTCCTGCATCATGCCCAAGAACTAAATTGTTGTTGCCAGTTGAAATTGCTGAACCTGCATTAAATCCTAGACCTGTATTGTCGTATCCTGTGGTTGCTTGTAATGCGTTTGACCCAACTGCAGTGCATGTGCCCCCTGAATCTGCACTTAAAGCATCGTATCCAACTGCCGTATTGTCACTGCTATCAACAGTACCATCACCTGCAATACTACCCACGAATGTGTTTTTCGCACCTGTCGTTACTGCGATTCCCGCACCTTTACCAACCGCAGTATTGTTATCGGCAGTGGTATTATTAGCTAAAGCACCTTTACCTACAGCCGTATTTGATGCTCCAGTGGTGTTGTCGTACAAAGCAGTTGAGCCAACGGCAACATTATCTGCACCAGTGGTATTCGTGAATAAAGAACTATAGCCAACAGACGTATTTTCAGCCGCTGTTGTATTGTTAGTTAAAGCATAATTTCCTAGCGCCGTATTATAATGACCTGTCGTGTGATCCTGTAGCGCAGACTTACCAAAAGCAACATTATCTGTACCTGTGGTGTTTAGATATAGAGCCTCTACTCCAACAGCTACATTTCTTAGTCCAGTTGTATTCGCACCTAAAGCACCTTTACCAACTGCCGTAACTTCAGCCCCCGTAGTGTTGGCATCTAAGGAATAATTACCTATAGCGACATTAGATGCACCTGTGGTATTAGCACCAAGAGCGTCTCTGCCCATAGCAGTATTATTATCAGCCGTCGTATTCGCATCAAGAGCGCCGAAACCGATTGCAATATTACCGCCACCTGTGGTGTTCTCGTATAGAGCTAGTCGTCCGATAGCTATATTGTCAGCACCTGTGGTGTTCGCTCCTAGTGCACTAGTTCCAATACCATAGTTATAATAACCAGTGGTATTCGCATCTAACGCATAGCTTCCTATGGCTATATTATCGGTTCCTGTGGTGTTAAGACTTAGAGCACTATATCCGATAGCCAATACGTCACTGGCATTATTTACATTCAAGGCTGCATAGCCTATAGCAATGTTTCTAGTACCAGTCGTGTTAGCGTCTAAAGCATTAGAGCCTACAGCCACGTTGTAACTAGCTGTTGTGTTGTTAGCTAACGCCCCCTTACCGAGAGCGGTATTGTGAGCGCCAGTGGTATTATCGAGTAATGCGTAAGCACCTAAAGCGGTATTGTAATCACCTGTAGTGTTCGTGGTTAAAGCACTGACTCCCACACCTACATTTTGAGTACCAGACTCAGTTTCCGAAAGAGCGCCATAACCCACTGCTGTGTTGTTAGAGTCCGTCGTAGAAGCATCTAAAGCATAGGTTCCAAGGGCGGTATTATAACTACCCGTGGTAACTGCTGCTCCTGCACTTGTACCAACAGCCGTGTTCCCTGTCCCTGTGGTGTTGGCTAATAAAGCATAATAACCAACTGCTGTGTTATTAGAAGCGGTGGTGTTTGCATTTAAAGCTGCTCTACCAACACCTGTATTAGCAGTTCCTGTTGTGTTTGCTTGTAAAGCAGCAGAACCCAAAGCCGTATTGTTAGAAGCTGTGGTGTTTGCGGCTAAAGCAGAATCACCAACTCCTACATTATCTGCACCTGAGGCATTTGCTGTTAAAGAATCATGTCCCACTGCAACATTTCTACTTGCTGTCTCGTTGGCGAGTAAAGCGTCTTTACCGATAGCGGTATTGCTTCCTCCAGTGGTGTTGGTATAAAGAGCATATAGCCCCATACCGACATTAGAAGCCCCTGTAGTAGTCGATTGCATGGAACTTCTACCTACAGAAGTGTTACCCGTCGCTGTGGTATTTGCGCTTAAGGCTTGCATGCCCACGGCTGTATTATCTGCACCTGTGGTGTTGGCTGTTAATGCGCTAGTCCCAACAGCCGTGTTGTTAGAAGCCGTCGTATTAGCTCCTAAAGCGCCTTTACCTATAGCGGTGTTGTCGGCCCCTGTTGTTGTCGCTTCTGCCGCCTCTTTACCCACTGCCGTATTGTTATTTCCAGTGGTCAACGCGGTTAACGCTTCATACCCAATAGCCGTCGTATTAGCTGCGGTAGTTAAAGTGGTTCCTGCTTCATAACCAACCGCTGTGTTTCCAGCGCCAGTAGTCATGGAATATAGCGCGTTTTTACCTACAGCCACTGTGTCGCTTATTGTGGTCGCGGTAAATAAAGCCGCTCTACCTAGAGCTGTGTTGTCATCGCCTGTTGTAAGGTTTGCACCAGCAGATGCCCCTAATGCCGTATTCCTATTCCCTGTCGTGGCGTCGAGAAGAGCATTTACACCAACAGAAACATTATCTGCACCCGTAGTGATGTTTTGTGAAGCACTTGCTCCTACTGCCGTGTTATTCGCACCTGTAGTGCTTTCATATAAAGAAGCATATCCTAAAGCGGTATTGTAGTTTCCTGTTGTATGGTCAAGAAGTGCATCTTTACCAACAGCCGTATTCCCTGTCCCTGTAGTGTTGGCTGCTAAAGCTGATTTACCAACAGCTACGTTGTTCGATGCTGTTGTGTTTACGTTTAAAGCTAAATGACCTACAGCTGTGTTTTCGGCCCCTGTGGTGTTTTGTGCTAAAGAAGAATAACCAACCGAAGTGTTATTACTAGCTGTGGTGTTGTTTTCTAGTGCATTTCTACCTAAAGCTGTGTTGTTTGCTCCTGTAGTATTACTGGTTAAAGCTAATCTACCTACTCCTGTGTTTTCAGCTCCTGTGGTGTTGGCTGTTAAAGCATCCAAACCAACAGCGGTATTGTTATCCGCAGTGGTATTAGCTATTAAGGCATCTTTACCTATCGCCACATTACCAGTGCCGGTGGTGTTCGCACCCAAAGCAGCATATCCAACAGCGGTGTTATAAGCGGCTGTCGTATTCGCGTCTAAAGTGTAATCCCCTATAGAGACATTTCCTGAGCCTGTGGTGTTTACCAACAAAGCGTTAGAACCTATAGCGGTGTTATTTCCACCCGTTGTGGTAGCACCCGCTGCATTATCTCCAACCGCCGTGTTATTCGACCCCGTCGTCACTGCATCGAGAGCGTTCTCACCTATCGCGACGTTATCTGTGCCGGTAGTGAGCGCAATACCCATGGCACCTGAACCCAATGCAATGTTGCCCGTTCCACCCAGGACATCAAGCACATCGGTAACTGCCGCACCTGACCCTGCGCCGTCTGTCACGACCATGCGTATTCCACCATTGGGGATCACGACATTCGCTCCGGTTCCTTGAGTCAATGTCACCGAGTCACCGGCATTGTTCTCAATGCACCAAACCTTACTCAATGTATTCGGAGCCAGGGTAACCGTGCAGGCTTGAGATAAGCTGCCAGATAATTTCATGTTCATCGAACGCGCTGCGTCAGATGCACCATCTTGTACCGTAATTGTGCCGGTGGATGCATCGGACAACGCTTCTGTGCCGACGCTAAACGCTTCACCGATCAACTCTAAATTCGTATTAGTACTTGTTCCCCATGTACCCGATTCATCGCCTGTAGCGATTTCTTTTAATCGTAGGTCATTAACATATGTCGCCATTTACGCTACCTCTTTCCAATCTGGGTTTTGTGTGTCACTAACCCCTGACCAAGAGGGGCTTTGGCTATCAGAAATCGTACTCCAATCTGGATCTTGTGTATCATCTACCTCTCCCCAGACCAATAACTGTGTGATTTCTCCGGTTCCGCTAGTCCCCGTAAGTACAACTGATGCCGTACCTGTCGGCGTAAGCGAACCCAATCCACTCGTTGCAGCATCGAGAGTGACTCCGATATTGTTGTCACAAATAATGCCCAGCGATCCGAGTGCTGTAGTTCCTGCCACTGTCGTTGGATAAACGTTCGCATCGCCAGTAACGGTTTCATCACCCAACCCGACCGTAGAGGCCGTGCCGCTAACTCCAGTGATCGCGAATCCTGCTGCAAGGATCGTGCCGAGCGCAGACGTTCCTGCCAGACCCGTAACCGATAAATTAGACGCCCCTGAGATAGAGACTGAACTAACGGCACTAGAACTGGCAAGACCCGTAACCGAAACATTGGCAGCACCCGTTGCAACCACGGAGCCAACCGCTCCTGTACCGGCAACACCCGTTTCAGAGACATTGGCATCAGCTGTGACAGATAAGGAGCCAAGCGCGGATGTTCCCGCCAACCCTGTAAGCGCAATCGGATCTTCTTCGCTCCAAGCGCCAGATCCCCACGTACCACGGCCCCAACCTGTGACATTTGCCATCGACTAGGCAATTCGTATCACTGCGTTACTGGCATCAGCAGTAGGGAAGGTAATAGTAAAACTACCCGCCGTACTGGTCTTATCTCCACCGAAATCAAATACGGCTACGGCTGGATCACCAGAAGCTGAGTCATTAAAAATCATACATCCACGTGCTGTGATGGTTGCTGTCCCAAAAGTTAAATCAGAGAAATCAGTAAACGCTGTGGTCCCAGAAGTGGTTGGATTCACCCGCGTTAAAGATGCCCCCTTTGCAGTGTAGTTCGTACCCGACGCTTCCTGAGAAGTGGTGTATGCCGTTGTTGCAGCACTCATCGTTGCAGAACTGGTGTACAGAGCCAAATTAAAGGTGTTGCCACCTGTCGCCAAAAAATTGTGTTTAGCTTCTAAAAGTTCTTTTTTGAAGCTGGTGCACATTGCCTGTGTGATTGCCATTAAAGTCTCCTAATAATTTCGGCCATGTCACGGTGGCCTTGCTTCTCAAGTAAATTACAAATTGTACAAATATGGCCTTCTACAGCCTTTTGCATATAATCGGTTAATAATACTTCTAAATAATCTTTAAACGCATGCGCCTGCTGACGAATCGGCTCCGGTGCGTCGTCGCTAATACTGACAATACGATCTGTAGCCATTTTTGCAAACTCTTGCGGTGTATGGCCTCGGTATTGGGTAGTCTGTACGCCAAGGTCTCCAATCGATGTGTCCAAATCAACTTGAAACATTAATAACTCGCTGGTTCAACAGGACGGGTGATTTCAACTCCATCCTCACGTCCGTAAATAGAAACAACTACTTCCTCTTCTTTTTCAATATTAGAGAAAGCCGTCACCTTTAATTCTCCATCTTCCGCATACACCACTGGAGGATTACTCAACCGATGATACCCATACAACTTATCTTTTTCTGTTACATTAGTATCTAACAACGGTGATCTCGGGGCTATTGCTACTTCCATTCCAGCAGACATACATCGCGCTAACCAAAACTCACAACACGCTCGCCCCAGTTCGGCATAATGCATATTGGTTGTATAGGTAAAGTCCACCCCAAATACACTTAAGCGACCCACCTTTTTCCACAACGCAAATGCAATTGCATAAGACACGGTGTTATTAAAATAACCGCACCCCAAGTCTTGAACGACCTTGTCTAAGGGGTACGGTTCTATAGCGGGAACCCGTTCATCTAACTCGCAGGAATAAACGGGACAGTTAAGCTGTGGCAAGATCCTTCGCATAACCTGGGTCTGTCCACCCGCATCCTCACTATCAAAAAATCGCGAAGCAGGGTCCATCATAAACACCCGATCCGGCTGCACTACCGCGCACATGGCATTGATGGCCCACACCTCGTCATACTCTTGGCTATGCGTCAAAGAGAGATGATAATCCAACTGACTATGACCTAGACCTAACAGAGCTACGTGTTTATTTTCTAAATCAGTCATTTATTGCTTATCTAGGAGTAGGTGCATTAGGCGGGGCCTCCGTGGTGGTTGGACGACTACGCAAGTCATAACGGTATTCATCACTTAATGCTTCGCTCAACTGTTTTAACGTAGCCATCGATTCTTGAAACCGCATTTCAAAAAGTTGCAGTTCTTGAGGAGGCATTTTTAAAAAGACCCCTCCTTCAATTAAAGAGCCATACAACATTGCATTCATCGCATTCGTTGAAAGCCAGGTAGTGCTGTCAGTAGCTCCTGCAGTAAGGGAAGTAGGACGGTATTTGTAATGAAGTTCAAACGTATAATTAGCATCCGGTGTAGGAGCAAGAATAAACGAATCATCATCAAACACCCCGTAGTATTGAGGCGTACCAGTAGTCGCTGCCGCTGGGGTATAGTCTCGAATAAAGGTTACATGCTTAAACCACAAATACGAATAATTATTACTCGAAATTACCGCCAAACTATGTGGGGCTAAAAAGTCTGAAGGAGCACCTAAATAAGGAGTTCCAGAAGTAGCCGTTCCCGTTACGTTCTTTCGAAACACCGGAAGATCAAGACCTTTTAAAATCCGTTCTTCAGTAGATTTAATAAATGTGGACAAATTACTTGTGAAGGTACTCTCTGTACTATCCAAATATTGTTTAATTGCAGTTTCCAAGGTAGCCTGTGTAAAGCTCATAAATTACGCACCTGTGGTTATCGTTAGTTCTCCTACTGCGCCTTTTCCTACTAACCCATTAAACGCATGGCCAATCATAGAAGGTGGGTCATTAGCAGTTGAAGTCATAGGCCCTGGAACTTCAGTTGTTACAACCCCTAATTGTGATTGAGGTAACGAAACTTCCGGTCGAGGTTGATACAAGGATTCTGCATCTGGACCAAAATTTGGAGGATCTAATTGAGGGTTTTTTACCTCATAGCATTCAGGACAAACCTTAAAGCCTGTCCATTCCATCTGCATCTGCAAATACCGACACCGGAAACCACATCGGTCACAAATCCCCCAAGCGTGTTTTCCTTGTGCATAAGCCATTAGAAATAAGTTGGCCTTGGTACTAAATGCACAGAAGAACGATCTTCATCATATCGCAAAGCATTTTGTAAAGAGGTTTCATATAATGGTTGTAAAATTTGTAATTTGCCAGGATTTTTCTTTATCGCTAACGAAGTAGCTAATCCCAACACCATACACGGAAGAAACCGTGATGGAAGATCTAAATCATTTATCGCTGCATCGACATCTTGTATTCGAGTCCAACGATACGAAATAAATTTATCCGTAGAATTTTCAGGAGTAGGCCAAAGATACACAGTAGGCGTGATTGTTCGCTCTACGTAAAATTGGCTTGGTCTACCTTTTGTAGTTTTAGTAGGAATACCAAGAAACTCATTACGGTCAATACGGGTTATTTGCAGATCTGTATCCGTTCCGCTTTCATCCCTTCGGATAACCGCGTCAAGAATATCTATGTCATACGCATTTAATGCATATGAATTCGTCCCTTCTACAAGAGAAGTGGTGACTTGGGTAACTTCCCAAAGTTGTATTCCTCGATTAGACCAATCAGCAAATATCAGATTTAAGGATCGACGCGCTGCAAGCGCGTCATACCCTGTTCGAAGCTCTAAGCCTGCAACCTCAAAGGCTTCCTCAATTGCCGTAGCCGCATCAAGACTAAACGTTCTAGTTCCAGATGTAGCCATAAATCAACCGTAGTGCTTTAATAAATCAAGAACAATTACATACGTATCTAAATTAGCCGCCCCTATGGTTGTTAAGAGAATATCCCCAGTTTTTCCAGAACCAGAGGTGTTCTGTATTCCACCAAAGTTGCTAAAATCCATATGCCCATTACTTGATTCTGCTAGTGCTAATGCAATAGTGTTCGTAGTTGCATCCCAAAATAACTGTACTTGGGTAAAACCAGTTACAGAATGATGGACCTTGTCAATAGTTACACCACTGCAGGCAGTTCCGTCAGCTCTAGCATTTAGCGCACTAACATCTACTTTATTGACGGCACTTTCTCCTGTGCCATCGCTTAAGCTCGTTATCTGAATTAATGCTCTATGAGTCCCATCTAAGATGGTCGTACTTGTTACAGCATCAGCCATTAATCACCCCCAATTACGCATCTGCAAACGGTGTGGCGAGTGTACCAGAACCTAGGATAATACCTTCAACAGCGTACTTAGCAGAAGCAATAGCCGTGACGCGAACAATACTTCCAGCAATACCGCCTGTGGTTGTACCATTCATAGTAATTACATCATTACTTGCACCAGAAATGAACGTCTTACCCGTTGCATTAGTCACCCCAGTATAAGTACCCCCAACGAACTTATCAGTGCCGTCCGTTAGAATATCCATGTCTGTTGCCGCAGTTACGACAATAAAAGTAAACGATGCACCAATATTATTAAGCTGTCCTGGATCTGTAGAATCAGCTGGGGTAGTTGCCACAATTGACGGTAATGTAAATTTACCATCCGCATCATTAGTGAGAAGAACTTTCCCCGCATGAGCAGCAACCGTTAATGTTGTATCAGCCGTTAAGCTAACAAAACTAGTTGAACCCGCGCTGATAAAACCACCAAGAGACCGAACAGGACCTGAAAAAGTAGTCTGTGCCACTTAAAGTACCTCCTTACGAAAGGGTTTGCTCTAGAGTCTTCGTAAGCGTCTGCTAGGCCAGTCGCTAGAGCTATTTTTCCTAGAATTTGAAAAAGGGTGGTCTGCGAAGACCACCCAGTTTCACTATGCCCCAGGAGTACCGAAGATTCCTCTCCAGTCGCTCCAACCAAAGCTATATCGTTCTCTAGCTTTATAACGAACATTTCCGGTTTCGAAATCACCTTCCATATTCGTTGATACAGATGTACGAACGAAATGCTTAAGTCCATTAGGAACATCCGTCTTTAAGAACCACGCATCGGTGTCCGTCAAGAAGTGATTAACGGCATAACCCTGTGGAACCATTCCCATGTTCCTCACAGCATTAATGTCGTTATCTGCAGTTCCTGTACGGCCTGGAGATTCTAACAGACGATCTGCAACGAATTGCAGCGCAGACGGAATAAGAAGACGCGTGGCCTGAGCATTAATTCTCAGCCCTCGTTCATCCTTAAAGCCTGCAATATCAATCAAAGCCTGTTCCAACGAAGTCTCATTCAAATCTGAAGCAGTGCTTAAGATGTTACTAAGATTTACGTTTTCAACAGTGGGGTGGGATGCACTACAGAGATAGACTCCATCTCCACCTGTACCAGAATCAAACGCATTATTTAAAATATTTGCGCCTTTGATCTGCTTTGTTTGTGACATGGATCGCGCCAGTGCTTTTGTATACCGCGAAGACAGCGTGTCATACAGATTATCTTCAATTGCTTCCTCGGTTAAAGAAAAAGCCATTGCGATAGTCTCATTGACATATCTTGCCGTCCATGCTTCTTGCGCCGTGTCGTAAACGACTGCGGAGCCTTCATTTTTCACTGGTGCTTCACCAAAACCAGTGAGCATAACTTCTTCTTCATACGCTCGTTCAGAGTTTTCCGTATCGAAGATGTCCTCATGCTCATTGGCATACCTATCATACTCAAGTCCAAAGAGAGCATGAAGGCCAGGAACAAGCTCTTTTACGAGTTGCGCTCTATTAATAGCCATTAATTACTCTCCTTAAACCGCAAAGACGTTAGTCGGGAATGTGAAGTATGCTCGCGCATACGCTCCAATTGAGTTGCTGGGTTCATCTACGAACCCTACGCATAACGCAATTCCCGAAGAAGTAGTCGCAGTGACTCCCTCTTTTGAACGTCCATTCAAAGTACTACCAGCTGTAGTTGAAAGGGTGTACTTGTTGCCAATAAAACTTACGGCAGGCGTGCCTGCTGTAAACTGCGCTTCATATACGATCCCAGGATCTCTATAGATATACGCAATGGCGTCTGCACTTGCCAGTGTCGCCGTACTCGCCGTCCACTGGTTGGACCATTTCGGAGTTCCGTCCGTAGCTGTCCACTGTACACCATAAAAAACTCCAGCTGGCGTTCCTGTTGCCGTGCCTTGGATTATATAACCACCCGAAAGATTAACAACGTCACCACTACAAATTAGGGTGCCGTAGCCATTTTCGATCCTCGCTTTTGCGGCCTGCATTGTTCCACCATAGATGTTAAATGCAGGGGTAAATCCATTCGGCTTATCTGTGTTTGCCATTACAAACCTCGTTTAAGCAAAATTAGGTTTCAGAATTGTCAGGACGAGCCTGACCGCCAAATTCCACCTTCGATGATCGTTCAACGTCCCCACGTCGTAACGGCATCGTCGGATCACTTTCTCGCAAATAATCGTTATCAACACCCCTCATTTGTTCTGCTGATTGATGTTGAAAATAAGAATTCCGTTCTTCTACGGTTTCTTCCGGAATACGGGCGAGTACCAATCCTCCTACACCTATGACGCCTGCATGCTTACCGTCCTCAACCGTAGGAGCTTCGAAATCGGGGTATTCCTCTGCTCGAACGAGTTCGAATCCTTCACGAATACGTTTTGACATATTCGCTCTGTCATCATGACCTCGGACTTCTGCACGAATCCAGCGATGTTGATATCCTGGAGGTGCTTCTGGGGCGTCTAACATAGATGGCGGTTGCCATGGTTTACGGCGAGAGCTTTTCTCTCGTGAAGTAGCAGACCTGGAGTTACGATCTGACATATTAAACTCCTAACTTGCGTATTTTGCGTAATCTTCTAAAGTAACCCCTAGGCGTTTTGCGACAGCAACCTGCGAAGGGCTTAACTTTACTTTGCGTGTTCCAGATCTTGATGCCCCAGCCCCTCGGCTAGAACCTGCGACCTGTTGCACGTTTTTTGGCTGATCGAATTTTTGAGGAAAATATTCCCTCATCTGTTCGTCGACTCGTTGGTAATATTCCTCAGAAGCAGGATCAACATTTTCATTGATCAGTTCCTGGTGAATTCCAAAAGCCGCGAACGTCATTCCTCGATCAGACCCAAACCATGAATTCTTTTCAGCCCATTCCTGTGCTCTAGGATCTGGTGCAGCTGCCTGAGGAGCTGCAACTTCTTGTTGGATATTTTGCTGGTTCCTTCGAACAGGTCTTCGAGCATTAGTTTTTTGCTGGGCTTGTAAACGCTGTACATTTTGCGCTTCCACAGAAGTTTTAGCAACGGCTTCCGTTGCCAAAGCAATCGCTTCCGCATCCCCTAGTTCTTGGGCTTCTTTTAAAGCCTTTCGAGCACGCTCTGTTTCTGAATTAACACGCGCTTCGTATTCATTAACCAAGGTAGCGTCGGAAGAACGTAGCTTCTGTTCTAAGGACCCATTCTGACCCTGTATTTTTTCCGCAAAATTGAGAGCTTCATCTCGTTGACGCTCCGCTTCTCGCATTTTATACGTTAACGCATTAATGCGTTTTTTAACGGTCTCACTATATTCTTCTAGCTCATCGGAAGATTCTTCTTGAACTTTATCTTCTTCCGTTGAAGAAGCACTAAAATCTCGATCTTCAGGTTTTTCTTGAACCACATCAGCTTCGTGAATATCTACTTCACCTTCGGGAAGTACTAGTTCAATGTCTTGTTCAGCCATGAAAGAGTCCTTTTTATCCGTGCAGAATTTCTTCTGGATTGTCAATGACTGCAAGTATTTCGTCGTCATTTAAAAGGCGCATATCGCCTCCTTCAATACGAAACCTTGCGCCAGCATAGCGGCCAAATATCACCCAATCGCCCTCTTTACACCAAGGACCATCAGAAAATTTGTCCGGATCGGCATAAGCATCAGGACCCAAAGAAACAACTAAACCTACAATCGTAGCTAGTTGTTCTTTTTCCATCGTTTGCTTGGCAAGCATAATTCCACCTTTCGTAGTAGAACTTGGCTTGAATGGTAGTATTAACACCCGATACCCCGTAGGGCGTGGGAGTTTATTTGCGTGGCTCTCTAAATTCTCAGGAGTAATCTGAGGCTCTTCTTCCTCAGAGGACCCAAAATTTAGGACACGTTCTGGAATCGGTTCACTCATCGTTTTCTTCCAAATTTCCATGCAGGGTTACAATTTCCTGCTCAGCGAAGTTCAACCCTGAAATCTCCCCAACTAATCGTTGGTACTGAGCATAGTCTTGAGCACTCCCCGTGGAGAGTGTACGCGACAACGTCTCTTGACGTTCTCGTATTCTGCGGAGCAAATACTCCGAATACTTTAAAAAATCCATCCAACACTACTTAATGTAGCGATAAAACAGCAATCCTTTCGTTGCTGCACCTTTACCCTTTACAGAAGCCTTTTGTCCACCGTCAGAAATAAGGGTTCCTGCCTGAACTGTTTTAGATTGCGCAAGACCTTCTCCTGAAGCTTCCAATGCCTTAACAGAAACCCCCGCTGGCTGCTTTCCAGGTTTTGGATACTTAGTTAACTCTTTATTCCAATCTTTCACTATTTCTTTCCTTTCGACGATTTTATTTTGCCACCTTTATTGTATTTCACCGATTTGCCCTGTCTTTTTGCAGCGGCCTTCGCAGCGGCCTTTCCTTTTGCCGTATACGGGTAATGCTTCTTACCTACCTTTGGCATAATTAGTCTCTCCTGGCTTGCTCTGAAATTTTAGTGAGTTCAATAAATCCTTTATCTGATTCTTCCTGATGTTTCATCTCTGCTTCCTGTAAATCGGCTGCAGTGCGTAAATCTTCACGCCGTTCATCTGATTCAATCTTCTCACGGTCAATTTCCGCTTTAAGCTCTGTTTCTTCTTGTTTCTGATTAATCTTTTCGTATTCTAGCTGCATTTGCTCATCAAACATTTGCCGTTGCGGATCTGGGGTTTGCATTGCAGCAGCCAAGGCTTGTTCTTGTCCTGTGATCTGTTGTGTTGCTTGTGCCGCCGCCATTGCAATTTGACTCTCTGCTTCCGGAGGTAATTGCGGTAATTGCCCATCCGGTCCAGGTTGTGGCAATTGAACTCCTTGTTGCGTCAATATCTGCTCTACTTGGATGCGATACTTCAGAGCTTGGTGCTGTTGGATGTGTGCTTGAAGCCCAGACATAGCTCCTTGGTTTTGTTGCGTGTTTGGATTCTGCATAAACGCGGTATGCGTCTGAATATGCGCATCATGATTCTGTTGAATAAATGCTTGCAATGGAACCGATGTTAATGCGTCTTGATTCTCTTGAACTGGGTCTTTTGGAGCAGGAGGCGTGTCAGGTAGCAAAACATCGTCAATATCACGAATATTTAGGGCTAAATACATTTTTCGGAAGGCTTCTTTCATATTATGCAACTGAGGTGCACTTTGAGCCATTTGAAGCTGTGTTTGCGCTAAAATTATACGTTGGGTGGTGCTAAATATGTTTGGATCCGAAACAGGGATCACATCTACCTGATTACTGAAGTCTTCTCGGAAGACTGTCTGCTGTGCCCCCTGAACTTGATACGGATACTCCGGTGGGAGCGTTTCTCCGAAGACTCGTTTTAAAATCTTGAACTCAGTGCGTTGCGCATAGTGCAATCGCTTATGAATTGCAGAAATAACCTTTTGACCCTTTTCCAAAACCGCAACAGTCGAACCAACAGGTGCGTTTTGGTTACTATCCGCTCCGGTCTGATCTAAAACCGAAGCAAATCGTTGACCGGACTCTACTAAAAGTCCCAATAGTG